AAGATGATACCTATAACATTAGATTGTCCATTTGTTGAGTGCATGTACTCTGCAAAAGATAATGTAATGGCAGTTATCACTAAAACTATGAAGCAATCTTATCATATGGTTCCTAAATTAGATGATAATGGTGATCCCATTAAAACTAAACAAACAAGAGCTAATGGTAAAAACTTCAAAGAGGAAAGAAGATTAGTAGATACATTTTCAGAATTTTACTTACTTACCCCTGAAGAAATCAACGGTTTCGTTGAGTCTTTTGCAGTAAATGCAAAAACATTTGATTACAAAGCTTATACCACACCAAAAAAGGATCCAAAAGATGAAATAATATCAGTTGGAAAACCTGAATTAATTAAAAAAGCTTAATCATTGGTTTTGGGCAGCCTTAAATGTCCTTTGTTTTCATGATGAATCAAGTCTATACTTGTTTCTTGTAGGGAGCCGGTTTGTGTGACGGCTCCCTATTTTTTTAAATTATTTTATATGAATCACTGGGTAATGGACTATGAAACATTATCTAATTGTTTTGTTGGTGTATTTACACATTACAAAACTGAAGAGACTAAAATCTTTTCAATATGTAAACTACAAAATGATTTTGATAAGTTCATAGAATTTTTAAAAGAAAATATACGAGATAAAGAGTGGCATATATCCTATAATGGATTAGCATTTGATGCACAGATCACTCACTATATAATAAAAGATTATCAAAATTTAAAACTAATGTCTGGTGAAGAATTAGCCGAAGAAATATATCATTATGCACAAAAATGTATAGAAAAAAGTAATGCTCATGAATTTCAAGAGTTTCCTGAATGGCATATGTCTATTAAACAAATAGATATATTTAAATTAAACCATTGGGATAATATGGCTAAAAGATCTAGTCTTAAGTGGATAGAATATACTATGGATTGGGATAATATCTTAGATATGCCTATACATCATGAAACAGAAATAACTACACAGAATCAGTTAGATCTAGTTATTGAATATTGTATTAATGATGTAGCTGCAACTAAAGAAATCTTTAATAGATCTAAACCTTTAATTGCATTAAGAAAGAACTTAACTGAAAAATATGATATTAATCTATTTAGTGCATCTGAACCAAGAATAAGTAAAGAAATCTTTGCTTATTATCTTAGTAAAGAACTAGATATGCCAAAATATGAAGTTAAGAAGTTAAGAACTTTTAGAAATATAATTAAAGTAAATGATCTTATATTAGACTATATTAAGTTTGAGACACTTGAATTTAAAACTTTATTAGAAAAGTTTAAAACAGTGGAAGTAAATCCTAATTATACTAAAGGAGGATTTAAGTCATCTGTTAAATATAAAGGTGTTAAAACTGACTTTGGACTAGGTGGTGCTCATGGTGCTACTAAAGCCGGAGTATATGAATCTGATACTGAGAAAGTTATAATGTCGTCAGATGTTACTAGCTTCTATCCTAATTTAGCTATTGTTAATCAATATGCACCGGCTCATATTCCTAAAGAAAAGTTTTGTGAATTATATAAATGGTTCTTTGATGAAAGAAAGAAGATACCAAAGAGTGATCCAATGAACTATGTATATAAAATTATCTTGAACTCAACTTACGGGTTAAGTAATGATAAAAACTCTTTTCTATATGATCCACAGTTTACTATGTTTATTACTGTTAATGGTCAGCTTACACTAATGATGTTGTATGAAATGATTATGACAAGAATACCAGAAGCTGTTGCTTTAATGCAGAATACTGATGGTGTTGAGACTATAATCCCTAGGGAATACATACCTAAATATATGGAAGTATGTAAAGAATGGGAGGAGATAACCGGTCTTAATCTTGAACATGACCAATATAACAAGCTAGTATTAGCTGATGTTAATAATTATATAGCAGTAGATAGCAATGGTAAAGCTAAATGTAAAGGTAGATTTGAATATGAAGGGTTAGCTCTTCATAAAAACAAATCTAAACTGATCATTCCAAAAGCATTATACGCCTACTTTGTTGATGGAACTTTACCAGAATATACATTAAAACATAATAGAAATATTCTTGATTATTGTATAGGAGGTAAATCTAAAGGGGCTTGGAGACAACATGCTATATATGTTAAAGATGGAATTGCTAAACAAGATGAACTTCAAAAAATTAATAGATATTATATTTCAAATAAGGGTTGTAAGATCGTAAAGATAAATAAAAATGATTTAAGAGAAATTCAATTAGAGTCTGGGCAATGGGTTCAAACTGTAATGAATAAAATGGAAAATAAAAAGTGGTCAGATTATGACATTAATGAAAAATATTATCTAAATGCAATTGAGAAGGAAATAAATAACATAATTGGTGTAAAAGATAACCAATTAATGTTGTTTGAATAAGTTTTATTATTATATTTGTAATAAGTCCAAGGGGGTCAAGGTATCCATTCGTGCATGGCCCCCCTCTGGCAATTTAAACCAATAAATTATGGGATACACAAGACCAACAACTACTACAAGAGATATGTTAGTGGCAGCACCACTACCTAATCATGGAAAAACTTATACAGTTATTCCTCATAAAGATGTCATAGATGTTACTAAAACTCTATTAGGCAATAGTGGCTTTACAATTACAAAAGAACTTTACAGAGCAAATATGAATGCTAAAGTAGCACAAGGAATATATCACCTTGCTTCAGATGAAGATCCAGAAATGGGTATGATGTTTGCTTGGACTAATTCTTATGATAAAAGTACACGGTTTCAGTGTGCTGTAGGAGCATTTGTAAATGTATGTAGTAATGGTATGTTATGTGGAGACATGGCAAACTATGCTAGAAAACATACAGGTAAAGCAGATCATGATATTCATGTTCAAATAAGTTCACAAATTAAATCAGCTAATAAATATTATACTAAGTTAATTGATGATAAGAATAATATGAGAAAAATATTCTTACCTAAAAAACAACAAGCTGAGTTAGTAGGTAGATTATTTTTAGATGAAGAGATCATTGATGCATCACAGGTTTCTATTATTAAAGCAGAAATGAAAGATCCATCGTATCATTATTCAGCAGATCTTAATAATGCATGGACATTTTATAATCATGTTACACATTCTTTTAAGAAATCTCACCCAAGAACATGGATGAGTGATCAAGTTAAGTTCCATGAGTTTATGACTGCAGAATTATTAAGTCAATCCGGTTTACATAAAAGAGATAAAAATTGGATAGGTGAAAATGGAGATGGTCATGTAGCTGATCTTGCAGGGGTATATAGCCAAGCTATTATGACAGGATCAGATTTTGATGCTGATATGGAAGCTCAAGATTATGATACTTTTGAAGAATTTAAAATATGAGTATAATTACAAGAGATATTAGAAAAAGTCTGAAGATTAGACCATCAGGTAGATCTACAGACTTTATATCTCCCAGTTTTGGCTGGGGTTGCCTATATGACTGTTCTTATTGTTATATGAAAAGGCATAAACCTAAAGGATTATCTATAGCTAAAAACACAAATCAGATTTTAACAGAAATAAACAATCACTCTTTATTTGCTCCATTAGAAGTAAAAAAACCAAATCAAACACATGAAAAATTTATTACATATGATATAAGTTGTAATGAGGATTTTGCTTTACATGCTAAACATCATGAATGGAAAAGAATATTTGATTTCTTTAAAAATCATGACAAAATAATGGCAAGTTTTGCAACTAAATATGTTAACGAAGAATTATTAAAATATGATCCTAAAAGAAAAATAAGAATAAGATTTAGTATGATGCCTGAAAAAATGCATGCATTACATGAACCTAATACATCAACAATATTAGAAAGAATACAAGCAATAGATAAATTTAAAGAAGCAGGTTATGATGTTCATCTTAATTTTAGTCCTATTATAGTATATGATGGATGGTTAGATGACTATGAAGAATTGTTTTCTTTAATAAATAATAATGTAAAAAATGAACAAGGCGTACTTGCTGAATGTATATTTTTAACACATAATGAAAATAAACATTATGATAATCTTATAGATGGAAAAGGAAAAGAAGAAATGGATTTATGGACTCCTGAGTTACAAGAAACAAAAATATCACAATACGGAGGAAAAAATATAAGATATAAAAGAGAATTAAAAAAACAATTTATTGATGCTTTTGTTAAAGAGCATGATAATGTCATTCCTTGGAATGTAATTAGATATATATTTTAGAAATTATGAGTAAAGTTTTAAATTTTTTATTATCTTGCATTAAGATAACAAGTGGATCTATTTTATTATTGATCATTATATTATTTTGGTTGATAGCATTTACGCTTTCAGCTTTAACAGAAGCAATCACTTACATTGAAAAATCATTAACTAGATTAATGAAAAAATGTTTTGGTGAAGAACTTTAATTTTAATTATTTTATTTATGGATTTAGAAAAAATCATTAATATGCAGGAACCTACTGTTCCTAAAAATGTGAATGAGGATGGCATGCCAAATGTTAATCCTGAAGTTATAAAAGAAGCTGAGAGATTAGCATGACCTATGACAAATTCATGGAACTTCTAGAACAGAGGTTCAATAAAACTAGAGAAACTTATGCTATAAAAATGAACGAATATGCTACTGACCTAGATGTATTCTTATCATTTAAAAAAGGTGTAGGTTTTTCTTTTCATGATACACCAGAAGGTGTAGCATGGGAATATGCTTGTAAACACTTAGAAAGTATTAAAACCATTATAAGCAAATGTCCCGGAGAAGTCCCAACAGATGAACTGTTAGAAGAAAAAATAGGAGATGCCATAAACTATCTTATAATTCTTGAAGGGCTTATAAAAGAAAGAGGGGACAATTAGTCTCCTCTTTTTTAACGTTCCCACCATTCTAATGCATCATGACAACCTGCATCATCTTGATCAAATGGATTAGGACCACCTATAGTCTCCCATGACCATTTAAAACCATCTGCATCATATTGACATTGCTCTTGTATATTACACGTAGCTGTATCATCAAAATTAGGATCACTTGGATCCATACACCCATAACAACAACCAGGATTAGGATCCCAATTCCAAGCAAGATAATCTTCTCCATTTGCCCAACAATCACAATCTTCTGGTGGATCAGGTGGATCAGGTGTAACTGGTTGACAACAGTAATTTGGGCATAAATAAACCATTACATTCTTGTCTAATGGCGGATAGTATCCTTTAGGTCCTCCACTCAATATAGCACCTTTACCTTGGTCCGGATTACATAAATTTCCTGTTAAAAATTGTTCATAACCAGGAATGCTTGGATCAATTATATTTTGAACATCAAATAATTCTTGACATGTACTACAAATATATGAAGGTGGTGCAGCTTCTGGATTTGATCCTTCAACTAAAGGTGGACTTATATGTATTTGAAAATATGTATCCCAGGTTCCATATTGATCAAAAGGATTATGATAGTAATCAGAAACTGAAGTAGGAGCATCATAAGGAGCATCAGCACTAATATTAGCCTGTTGCCATTCTATTATATTATTACAAGGATTAACCATATCTTTATTAATTATGGTACTTGAGCATTACCATCATTATCTATACAACCATAATCTTTAAATGGAGTACCAGGAACTCCGTCTGCTCCACCTGATTCCCACCACCAATCATGTGTAAAACCATTTTCATCATCTTTACACGTATCTTGTACATGACATGTTGCCCAATCATCATAATCAAAATCAGTTGGGTCCGTGCAACCATAGCAACAACCTGGATTGGGCTCCCATCCAAATGACCACCAATCTCGGCCATTCACCCAACAATCACAGTCTTCTACTACTGGTTCAGCTGGACAACAAAATCCTGGACACAGATAAACCATCACGTTTTTATCTAATGGTGGGTAATAACCTTTGGGACCCCCGCTTAATATGGCACCCTGACCCTGATCTGGATTACATAAGTTTTCTGGAAGAAATTGTTCATATCCTGGAGTATCTGGAGTTATTAAATTTATAACTTGAAATAACTCTTGACATGTATTACAAGTATAAACTAGATTTAAATCAGTATCTGCACTAGCGTCAGGAGCAGCACCCGTTGGTATATTTATTTCAAAATATGTATTCCAAGTTCCGTATTGACTATAAGGATTGTGATAATAATCTGCAACCGAGGTGGGTGGATCATAAGGTGCGTCAGCTCCAATGTTAGATTGCTGCCACTGTATTATACTACTACAAGGATCTATCATAATTACAGATGTTATCTGCCTTGTCCTCTATAAGGTTTTTTATATCCAGTTTGAGATTTACTAGAGTTTTTACTATGAACTCCAGGTCTTTTCTTTTTACCATTACTTCTAAAGACAAATGCAGCTATTTTTGCCATTAATTTTTCTTTTTTATTCTAGTCCATCTACCATTAATCTTTATAATATCATCAGGTTTTTTTTGAACTTTTTTATTTAACCAAGCTGGTACTGTAAAAGGACTTAGTTTATTTCTTCTTCCAGTAAGTGGCACTGAAGGTTTTGGACCTCTATCACCACCAGAATTTTTACTTATAATACCAGTTTTTTTATTTTTATTTAAACCACCAACACCACTCCTCATCTTAGCTGTTGGTTTAATATGTCCACCACGTCCTTTTGATGTAGATCCTCCTGTTGGTTGTAAATTTGAATTTTTAGGCATTATCTATAAAATTTTCCATTTTTAGCTTTCTTAAGTGATCCTCCCATTTTCATACCAGGAGCTACTCTGCCACCATAAGCACGAACTGAACCACCTCTTCTTTCAATACTAAAATCTTTATTACCAGTTGTATTTCTTTGATTTATGTTTTCTATAGGAGTAGTAGTATTTGTTGGTATTTGATCTGTACCACCAACATCTAAAGTATTAGGATCTTGAGTTCCAGGTCCCCACCAACCCGCATGACTACCAAGTCTTTCTGCAATTAAAGCTCCTAATAAAGTTTTCTTTTTATTATTCCACATCCATTTACTAGTCCTATAAGGAACAGTAACTGGAGATTTTAAAAGATCTACAGGGCCAAAAGTTTGATCTTTAAGGGGATTTAAATTAGGATTCATTTTTTCCCAAAAAGTTTTTTCATTTTTCTTTTTCGTAGTATTTTTCTTAGTAGTATTTTTCTTAGTATTACTTTTAGGTCTTCCACTAGATTTTGGAGCCACATAATCTACTTTACCTGCAGTATTTTTTAATTTATTGGCAATAGCTTGCCTCATTTTTTGTATCCAGGTTAACTTTTTCTTAGGATTTGACATAATTATTTCTTTTTAAATTTTTCAGCAGTCCTACCACCAAAATAAGCACCAATTACTGTGATTAATACTAATTGTAGAAGATCTGTCCATTTTTCTTCTACTTCAAACTTAACTGCACCAGCATCAATAAAAATCAATAGCATAGTACATATTATTAAAAAAATGAGGACCATAGGCCTTACATTTTTACTTAACCAACTATCAGAATTCATATCTGCCGTCCAACGGTCAGTTATATTTTTTTCCATTTGAGCCTCATGGCTCATTATCATTTCTTTGAGCTTTCTTTTAGCTTCAAGTTTTTCTTCATCTGTTGTTACTAAATTATCTATTACACCACCAACTGATTCTATCAAGTTACTTCCGGCACCTGAAAAAATCTTTTTTAGTAAATTCATACTTTGAGTTTTAAGTTATTTTTTATTTTGGTCTTTTTTTTGATGGACCATATAAAGTTCCAGTTTTATAAACTTTATTTGCTGCAGGATTTAATCCAAGTTTATTTTTAACTTTTAATAAAAGACTTCTAAGTGCACTTGGTTTAGACATTTTTATCATTTCTGTTGTAGCCCATTTATTATCTTTTTTAGTAGCTTGCTCAAAAAATTTAGCCGGATTAGAATGATATTTATTTATATTTTCAACACTTTTATTTATTGTCTCTTGATTTAAATTTACTTTCTTATTCTTACCTCTGCTTAAAAGTTTTCTTAACCAACCTCCACCTTTAGCTTTTGTAAGTGAACCACCTGATCTCATACCAGGTACTTTCATTCCTTTATCGTTATATATAAACATAATTTTATAATTTTTTAATTTTATAATACACCATTTGAGCCTGCTGCTCCTCCTGTACTTTTAATTTTTAATTGTCTTTGCACATCTTGTAAATTACGTAACCAATCTGTGTTAATATCTTTATGTCTTTTAGCTCTTGAGTAAGTTGTTCCTGATGTTTTTTCAACATTACTAACCCAATTAATTGATCTATTTTTATTCATTAATTGATTAATTTTGTTAGCCTTTTTAATTTTTAAAGGAAACTTCCAATTTGTTGACATATCAGTATCTAAATTATTATGAGGTCTAAATTCTAGATTTTTATTTCTTGGATTTTTATTAGCACCAGTTTTTGTTTGCTTAAACCTTTGATTTAATATTTTATACTCATTTGATTTTAATATCTTATCTTTTAATTTAAGTGCTTTATTGTGTCTATGAGCTGATACAAGATCTCTAACAACATCTCTACCTTTATTAAACAACTTTTTTAATTTACCTATACCACCTCCTGTTTTATACACTTCTTTACCTGTTTTATACATTCCAGGAACTGTTATTCCTTGTGCATTTGTAACACGTCCACCACCATTATATTGATCCATTGGTATTCCTGACATTTCTGAATAGGCTTGTGCTTGTTGCATTCCCTCTGGGCTATAATCAAAATTTCTATTTCCTACTTTTGGCATAATTTTAAACTTTAAATATTATTCTACTTTATATTTTACTTTTCCATTTTCTATGTAAACACCTTTAGGTCTACGTATTGTTTGACCAGTTGTGCTATACACTCTATTTTTTCCAACAGACATTTTTAATATCTCTTCAATATTAGGATTGTCACAAATAATTGTATCTAAATACTCTATCTCTACTATAGTGTCTTTTAATAGTAATGTATCTGACACAACAACCTCTACATATTGTGTATCATATAGATAATCAATATCATCTATATATAATGTATCTGTTGTAACTAATTTTACATATTCTATAACAGATACAAAAGTGGTATCAAAATTTGCATACCTTGGATCTGCCACATATATGTATTCTGTTATTTTATTATTGATTAGATTTGTATCTAATACAAGTTTACTAACATAAGATGTATCTGTAAAAAATACATCTATAATTTCAACAACATCTACATATTCATTCTCAACTTCAATTGGTTTATCACAACATTTCTTTATAACCGGATTAGGATTATATTGTTCTGGGCTAAATAAACCACAGCCTGCTAGTAATAATATACAAAAAAATATCCTCATATCAAAACTATAATATCCTATTCGGACCAACAGCCCCACCCATATTTTTTTTCTTTTTTAATCTACTAGAAGATGTTTTCTTTAGAAAATTTACAATTTTCTTTTTTTCTGTATCTAATCTTTGAAAATCAATATTTCTGTTTTTATCTAAAGGTATATTATCATCAATTAGATTTAAATTATCTTTTCCAAAACGCTGATTAATATATTTTGTTTGCTTTTTGAGTTCATTTTTTACAAAAAGTTTTTTTAATGTATTTAATAATTTTGACCCTTTTTTAAATTTACTCATAATATTCCATTTGGCCCAATACATCCTCCATACTTCTTGTCTTTAAACAAGTCTAATTGTTTAACATTTTGATTTGGATTCTTTGTTTTAATTTTTTTTATCACTTCTCTAGGAGTTGTTTGAATACCAAACCCCTCTAAATTTAATAAATTCTTTTTAGCATAATCTTGAAAATTTGCATCAAGACTTCCTAAATGAGGATATCCTTTTACATTCGGTCTTCCAGTTGAAACAACATTTTGTCCTTTTGATCTTCTAAATAATTTTGAAAGAATTTTTCTAACTATATTTTTTCTTGGATTACTCATATTATAATACTTTATTTGGTCCTACTGCTCCTCCAAGTTTTTTAAACTTTTTAAGTCTATCTTGTAAGTCTATTACTTTTTGTGTATACTTTGCAATTTGTTTTCCACCTTCATCCCATGCAGGTTGAAATACACCATAACCTTCTCCTTGAAGATCTTCAATCTTAGTATTAAGTTTTTTAATCTTATTTTTTATTCTCTTTTTTCTAGCTTTTTTAAACACTCCCATAATAATTATTTCCGTTTACTGATACATGTTTTTGTATAAATCTTCTTTCCATATTTTATTTTGTAATTTCTTTCTTGTTTTAACTAGTGCAGCTACATAACTTTCATGTTCTTTACCTTTTATTCCTGTTTTTACAACATCTTCACCTTTTCTATTAACACCTCTAAATCTTGTTTTGGTTACATCTTTACCATCAATTACATTAGGATTTCCCTTTTTCTTCTTAAAGAATTTAGCTACTTTTTTTACTAAATTTTTAAGACCACCACCTTTATTTGCTTTAGGCAATGCACCACCATCTTGCACCATTCCTGGCACTTTCATCCCTTTATGATTATACACATTCATATCTTTTTATTTTAATTATTTCTTTATATTTTAATCTCCAAATGGGACATCTTCATTCAGATCTGCTTTGTCATCACACACATTAGAATGAGATCCATCACAATAACCATCTTCATTAGATGTTTGTCCACACACACAGTCTTTAGGAAGATACTTATCATACATACCTTCCTTGACTGTTTTTACAAATAAAGCAAATTGATCTTTGGTAAATCA